CTTCCCTGAAGGTAATATTTGAAGTTGGTACTGATACATAGTTGGGTGCTTTTGGTATGAATCCTCCTGTTACAGCTTGTTCTGGATGCAATAAACCTTTAATATATGATTTTAATCTGTTGTTATATGACGCTAAGAGTCTATTAGGTCTTGCTTTTCTGAAATAAATGATGTTGTTTTTATTGTTGTTTTTTGTAAATTTAGTATTTGTAAATCTTGAGTTAAACATTTAAAATTTATTTTGTACACCCCACTCCACCCTACCTATAGTGTACTAGGCCGTAAGTATATTCTTAACTTTTTTCAATGTTTTTCTGAAAATGTCCATATCTTTATTATATTTATTTTTAATAGCTTTTCTCATCATGAATTCTGAATCAAATTCTCTGTTGTTATAATAATATTTGTCATTGCATGTATCTAATGCTTGTTGATAATTTATTATTTTGTATTTATCCTCCTCATAATACTTGTAATCTACTTTACAATTCATATCATCATAATATTTCTCCATATTGGCTACTGCATACATAAAATCCTTTGGCTCTAGTAATAAGAAAGATGGATCTACTTCTTGTAATTTATCATTTAATGCTTGATTGCAACATTCATAAACTGGTATCTTTTTAAAATGGTCTATGGTTTCATTTCTTAACCAATTGGCTTCTCTAAAAAGAAAGTTGTCTTCTTTATCCCAATATATAGTATCATTATCTAAATGAACTCCTCTCTTTTCGAATAATTTTTGTGCAAATTTTTCTTCAGTTATGTCTTCTCCTTCATATCTATATTTCTTCTTTCCTCCATAGGTATTAGAAAAATATTTACATAATTCTTTAAAGATTTTTGGGTTTGGTGTTGGCCAATTATTTATAATATTGAAAGCATCATATCCTTTAGCCCAATATCTCTCTCCTTGACATATAGTTCCGAAAAAATCAAATCTTAAATAGTCAGGCATATTTAACATCTTTTGACTATAGAAAAAATTTTTTAGATATCTGTGGTATTGTCTAACTAATCTTATTCCATGTATTGGGCATACGAATGCTAATAGTGAACAAGGTGATATTGTATCCAAATCTCCATATCTGAAATATTTGAGGACTAAACCTACTCCTCCTTTATTGTTTGCTCCTTTCTTGCTGAAAATTATTCCTAATACTTTTGACCATTTTTCTCTGGTATCAGTAGTGACAAGTGCTACATCATCTCCTGATATTTTCCCACCTACATTCATATAATATTCATCTCTTATAAATTCCATTAAAAAACACATTAAAGATGTATTTAAAACTGTGGTGTATCCTTGTCCACTAGCCATTTTCTCCACTATTTCTATTATAACTGTATATTGGCTATCTGAATCAGTTTCATATTTATTTTCTTTTTGTCTTTTATATTCCTTATTTTTATATACTACAATTGTTGATTCTTTATCTAAAGCTCTTTTGATACTGTCTGGGTTAAATACACAATTAGTTTTGTTATTTTTAAGATAATCTACAACTCGATCTAAAATCTTTCTCCAAAACATTTTTACACATCTATTGTGACTCTGATCTAAACCACTTATATCTAAAGTTACGCTCTTATCTGCATGTAATTTTTTGGCTAATTCATTCAACTCATATTCTTTCTGATTTGTTGATTCTCCTACTCCCCAAAAATCTGGAAACAATTCTCTAAATAAATTTTCAAAACAACTTTCTAATGGGCCCATTAATATCTTATGTAATATGGTTGGTGATCCTAATCCTCTAGCTTTATCTCCTTCATCTTGAACTTCTTCTTTAATTAAGCCGTTAACAACATTTGGTTCTTCTATTTTTGTCCAATCATCTTTCTTATTTAAATATTTTAATATTTTTCTTCTATATTTGGGTTTGCATCTTTGTAACCATCTTTCATAATCAATATTGGTAAAATATTTAGCTATTAATTCATCTACTTTACGATCATCTATGAGCCTATCTGCATATTTTACCAATTTTTTATATAAAGTTTCATCATATTCATTCTGAGGTAATATTTGTCTTAAGGCTGCTATTATCTGTATTCTTGGACATTGATCATAATACACTACGGTTCTATCTCTTTTATCATCATCTAGTAAAAAACCTAAAGTCATGTCTCCTTTACATGTACATTTTACCTTATTACAAAATTCTTCATATGTGGTGTATGCTGAAAGTTCTGGGAATATTGGGCATACAAATTTATCTTTATTTAATGAAGTTAAGTGTACAATATTTTCTTCATAAATTTTTCTATCAATGCAACAATTTGTTCTTCGTTGGATAGTTCTAGCATTTGGTAA